TCCATTAATGCTTTCTGTTTTTCTTCATATTCTTTTAAATATGATTTCATTTTTTCAATGTCGGATCTAGTTGAATCTATTTTATCAGGTTCAATTCCATCTTTTTGTAATTTTAGAATTCTTTCAAGTATTTCTTCTTCTTCTTCAAGTTGTTTAATTTTTTCTTTCTGTTTTTTATCCCATGTAGCATATGCAGATATTATTAAACCTACACCAGCTGCTATTGCTGTTAATGTAAGTACTATTGGATTTGATGCAAAAGCAAGTAATGAAGCATTTGTTGTTTTAAGTACAGTATTTAATACACCAATAGCAGCTGATAATGTAAGTGATACAGCTTTCCATGTTGTTAATACAGCTACTAATCCAGCCACCGATAAAGTCATAAATGTAATCACATTTACTAAAGTTTCATTATCTTTTATAAATTTTGAAAGTATACTTATAAGGGTATTAAAAATTGAATTTATTAATTGTAAAGTTGGTGCTAAAGCTTCACCAAAATTTTGTTTTAATTCCCTAACTGATGCACTTGTTTTTGCCATTTGTCCAGCATATTCTGTTGCATATTTTTTTGCATTTCCCTGAAAATAACTTGTTTCTTTCATTATTCCATTATATTCAGCTTGTATCTTTTCGGCTAATGTTAATTCATTTTTAGTTTTACCTATTTTATCAGCATATTCTTCCCACATCTTAGATACATTTTTAGTTACACCGGCATTATCTACAAGAATACTATTTTCGTTCTTCAAACCTTCAGTTGCACCAGCAATTGCTTGTCCCATACTTAATGCAGCTTGTCTATTGTAAGCAGCTGAATCTTTTAATCTATTCAATATATCTATAGCTTGTGTATCAGTATATCCACGTGATAATAAATTCTTTAATGCGGTTGCAGCTTCAACAGCTGGAATCAAACCATCATTAGTAAATTTATCAAGTTCTGTTTTCATTTTACCAAAACTATTTCCAGTTCCAATTGATAGTGCTTTTAATCCTGACATAGCTGCACTATATTGACTATATGCATCTGATGCTTTTTTAATAGCTGCCACTATTCCAGCAAAGGCAGCTACCGCATATAATGATAATGTTCTATAAGCAGAAGCTTGTTCATGAATTGATTGTGTATGTTTCTTTATTTCTTTATCATTATTTTTAATTTCCTGTGCTGTCTTTTTTAATTGTTGTTGACAATTCTGTTGTTCTTTACTTAATCCTTGTTTTTCTTTTTTTAATTCTTGTGTTTTAGCAATTTGTTGATCAATGTATTTATATTCTTCAGCATCCCAACCTTCTTGTTTGGCTACTTTTTCAAGGTCTTTTATATATGATTCTGTTTTTGCAATTTCTTTATTATTTTTGATTATTTTTTCTTTTATATCACTTAATTTTTCTAATGATTTTTGTTGATTTATAAAAGCATTAGTTGATGTATTTGTACCTTGTCCAACAGCATTTAAAGCCTTTTGCATTTGTTCAGCATTGGATTTAACACTATTTAAACCATTTTTTAATTTATCCAAGCCTTGTAAAGCGGCATTTGCATTTAACTGAACACCTATTAAAAAATCGCCTAAGTTATTCAAATGTTTCGCCCCCCCTATATAAAAATTTTAGAAGCGAAGCTATTTAAAACATTGAATCCCAATATGCTTCTTCTTCTTCACTTTCATCTTTTTTATCTATTTTGTGCATTACATTATATCTATCAAAAATGATTGATATTTCATCAAAATAATATTCATTCATTAATTCTTTCTTACTTATACCTATTTCAAGTGCTGCTACTATAATGTCTTGAAGCCAGTAATCGTTGTCTTTTACTTTTTCTGCGGAAACCAACTTTTTACTACTGCCTTCACTTGGTGAAAAAAACTTGCAAAATCATTAACTTCCCATACTGCTTGCATAATATCCATAACTTCTTTTGGTGAAAGCTTTTCTATAAAATCTTCGTATGGTATGTCAGTTATTGCACTGATTATTGCAAATGCTTTTTCAGGTATAACAGCAATTGCTTTACCTAATATTTCGCCTAACATTTGTTCATCAATTTTAGTAAAATCATTGATGATATTTTCTATATTTTTATCAGGAAAAATTTCCTTAGCTAATGTCGTAGGTAATTCTGCTATAATATTTAATGCTTCAATATATTTTCCACATGGATAGCGACGTATTTTATACCCATGAACTATTTTTTCATTAGGTAAACTTTTCTTGAAAATGTTATTCAACATTTTTATTCCCCCTATAATTTTACATTTAAAAAAAAATCGGGATAGAAATTTAAGTTAAATAACTATCCCTTTTGTTTATCTATTTATTAACCTTATGATCCTGAGCCTGAGGTTGGTGGTACTACTGGAAGTGCATCGATAGTATCTAACCAATCAAGGTCATCTACTGTATCTGCATCTTTTTCAGTTTTAATAACGTGATCGATTTTTCTTTCTGATACTGCAATTTTAACAGTAAGTGTTTGGAATTCAACATTTTCACCTTTAGTGGTTGCATTGATACCAATTATTTCAGCTTTTGTTGCATACAATTTAACCATTTTGTAAGTATTGTCTGCTTGTAATACTGCGAATGTTAAAGCGTTTTCAGGTGCAAGGTCAGTGGATTTTGTTTCATATTCATCATCATCAGTTATTGTTCCACCTTCAAACAATTTCTTAATAGTTTGTGTTGCTTCAGCTATTTCTAATGTCATATCGAAACCTTCAATATTTGAACCGTATTCATACTTTCCGTCGTCTGCCCATAATGTATATTCAGATATCTTTGGTTCCATAGTACATTTAATTGCACCGGGTATTGCAACTTTGTCACCCACTGCATAAGCTTCAGATGTATTTTTAGTAACCGGAAATGCTGTTAGATGTGAAAAGCCTTTTATAACTTTTGTAGCCATTTTAAATTCCCCCATATTTTACTTATTTTTTGGTAATAAAAAAAGACCTTAAAGGTCTTAATTTTCGTTATTATTAAATTGTGAAGTGTGCTTGATAGCGAAGATGTGTGTGTCTAATTTTTGTATCCTTTTCATACATATCAATGCATTTTGTTCGTTTAAATCCTAATCCTTGCATTTTTTCGTTTACTTGATTTGTTAAAGAAGTTGTTGAAGTATTTGACCAAATATCAATTACATATTCAAGTCTTGAAACAATTTCTTTATCATCAGCATGTTGTGCTTCTGAATTATCAATTTCATAAAAACTAATTAGCGGTAGTGTAGTAAATGTTTCGGGATGAAAATAAAAAGTTTCTGCAATTGTATTTAAAGCAGTTACTATATCTTCTTTCTTACTAATCATTTATATCACCCCATATTTTTCTTTATTTCATTTGCAACTGTGTTTTTAACATCAACTTCAAGTGCTGCTGGATATAAATAAGGCTTAGGTATACTTTTACTTGTTCCAAATTCAACAGCAGCTGCATATTCAACTTCAGTTCCAATCTTTGTTTCAACTTCACTGCCTTTTACTTCAGTTTTTGATTCGATTGAATTGTAAAGATTACCACTTTCATATGAACCATTTTCTAATAAGTTTTGTTTTGCTTTGTTTTCTATTTTATTACCTGTTGTTTCCATTGCTTTTTCAGCTGCTTCAATTAATTGTTTTTTTGCTTTTTCTATATTAGCCATTATTTCATTAAAACTTGCCATGATATCACTTCCTAATAAGTTCAAGAAGTACTTCATAATGCGAATCATATTTCAAAGGTGGATGTATAATATATCTTTCTGTTGGTGATACTTCGATAATATTATTTTCATTTATATCTACATCTGGTTCTGGAAATGTTCTTGCATTTACTATTTTATCGAAACCATATTCTTTTTTAGCAAGTTCACTTGTATATGGTTGAATACTAAGATATTTTTTCTTTATTTCAACATAATTAGTATGTGTTATACCTTCTGCATCCTTTGAAATTACTTTACTTTTTATAGTTACTAAATTATTCATCACATCATTTAATACCCCCAGCTACAATAAAAAAAGCAGATATTTTAATCTGCTTTAATTTGTTTTTTTTACTTTATCCCATATTCTTTTACTTACATTATATTTAATTAAAAAATCTTTTCTTTTAATTCCATTTTAGTTTACACCCCAATATATACTTTTTATATATGGAATGCAATTTAATAGAAATTTTTAACATATCAATCACTATAAATCTTCCATAAGCAATATTTATTAAGTTCATTCTTTATAAAATCTGGGTAATCATTATTATATTGCCAACTACAACTTCCAGCTTTATAAGCTTTTAATGTTCCATTTTGCTTATAAATATTATAATTAACCATATCTTTAACAATAAGTTTTAATTCTTTGGGAATGTTTAATGGGATAATAGTAATTGCATCGCACGATTCATTTTGTACGGAATATATAACATCAACAGTTATAACATTTTCAGTTACATCTGTAATTGTATAAACACCATCATTTAATGCTGTTCCTTGTAGATATATCATCTGACCTTCTTTTAAGTTAGTTTGATAACCTATTGGAAGGATAATTAAACTATTACTAATTAAAGCACTTGTGGTTTCACTTTTAGCGATGTTTTTAAAATTCCCAGTATAATTAACAATATAGTTTTCTATCACTGGGATAAGTATTTCAATAAGTTCATCATATTCATTATCTTGAATATTAATCATTGTCTTTATTTCACTTAACACACTGATCATTGTTTACCACCCCATGTTTATATTCAATTAGTAATTCAGCCAATTCTTTTCTTTTTAATGTTTTCTTATAAATGCCATGGAAAACGGCTAATGGTTTTAATTCTTGAAAATGATGCATGTTCATAATTTGTTCGTCAGTATATTTTCTTAAATCATGCCATTCCATTTCTTCAGTATCACGCTGAACTATATAGCCACGCTTTTCAAAATATTCAATTTGTTTTATATCATTAGTTTTTGCGATACCCCTTGTGAAAACAACATTGGCAGTAACACCATCATATTGTTTGTTTGGGCTATAAATTACTGCCAATATAATCACCTTCCTTATTCGTCTTCTATAATTACTTCAATTGTTGCAGTTAAATTTGTTGTATTTGTATAATTTGCTGGCATTGTTAAAGTTCCAGTAAATGTATAACTTCCAGCTGTTAATACATTATACAAATCTGTATCATCCCAAGTTACTGCACATGTTATTGTACCATCTTCGCCAAATGTTCCATCAACGGTTGATGGTAATACAGCAATAACAGCTGCTGCATCAGCATAAGTTGGATCAGCTAAAGTCCCACCATTAATATCTACTAATGTTTCAACACCAGTTATATCAATTGGTTTTACTATTGCTTCAATAGTTATATTCAAATTATCTGGATTATCAATATTAACACCTTGATTTAATGTTCCAGTAAATATATAACTTCCAGCTACATTAGCTGTATAAGTATCAGTATCAGCCCAATCAACATCAACAACTATTGTTGCTTTACTTGTTTCACAATTAACGGTTGATGGTAATGCAGCTATAATAGCTGCTGCATCAGCATAAGTTGGTGCATTAAAATAACCAGCGTCAATATCACTAACTGTAGTTAATATATTTGTTATATCTAAATCTTCACTAGCATCATGAAATGCTAAAACAATTTCATGTTTAGTTAATCCTGTTATATCAACATTTAAATAAGTAGCAAATCTTGCTAATTCTTCGGCATCCATATAATCAAAAACTGAAAGTGCATTTACATCTGGAACTACTGTATAACCAGCATTTGTTAATCTTTCAATTACAAATACATTTGCATCATCGACTATAGCAACACCATTTATAAAATCTACGCCATAATCACAGTTATAATTTTCATTTGGTGCATAAATCTTTGCCATGCTTTATTTCCCCCTAAAAATATTAAAGGGGAAATTAATTCCCCTTTTTTATTAAGTTTTATTATTCTACTTTTAAGTTTCTGAATGCACCAGCGGCTTTGGTTGCTTTCACTGCACATGCAGCAACCATTTCTACTTCGCCTTTCTTAACGGCACCAGCTGTATTGAAATCAGGCATCCAAACATTTACTAATGGTTGTCCAGCCATAGATACAGCATGTACACCATCTAAACCTATTCTTACAGTGTAAAGGTCTGTTAAACCAGTAACAGTACTTTCACCTATTGTTCTGCTTTCAATTGCAACGATTGGATTTACGGAACCAGCTTTTGCACCAAGGTCAACTAATGGAATACCATCATAAGCATTTACTTTTCTACCAAATGCTGTTTCTATTTGGCTTAAGTAACCAGCACGTCTTGCAACTTGTTGAATTTTAGCTATTAATTTACTATTACCACAAATCATAGTTGGTGTTCCATCAAGTAATGCTAAATATTCATCTAAAGCATCTAAGAATTCTTTGTAATTATCATCAACTTTTTTAGTTGTAGATAAATCGATATAACCGTCTGCACCATATTCTGTGCTTGAACCAGTTATTGCTTTATCAATACCATCGAAAGCATTTGCATCTACACCGGAATCACCATTAATAAATGCATCATTAAATAAAGCGTTTGTAGCTTTAACTTTTTGTGATAATTGGAAAGCAACATTGTTATATAAACTTCCCATATTTGCAAATATTCTGTCAATTTCAAAGCTTCCACCGAATACTTTAAGATCAACTGTATATCTTTGTGTTTCAGCTTCTTTTGCTTCATAATCATAATTAATTGCACGGAAAGCAGCTGTTGGCTGTGTAATAACCCTTGTATATCCATAAGTTAATGTACTTCCAGATCCACCTGGTGCTACTGCATCATCAAATATCATATTATCAAGTAATACGTTATTTTTTGCAAATTCATCTATGACACCTGCAACGATTTTATCTTGCGTAGCTAATTTTGCTTGCGCTAATGTTATAGCCATTTTAATTCCCCCTATAATTCTACATTTTTTTATTGGTAACAAAAAAGACCTTATTTTAAGGTCTTATTTTTTTGAATAATAATTTGCTATTGCGGAATTTAATCCAACTGGTGTATTATTTGAATTACTACTTCCAGCTGGAACATATGCACCGTCTTTTAATTTTGTTTCAACTTGTGTTGCTATATGCGAATCAATTACTTTTTGAATTGAATCAATATTTTGAAGTGTTTTTTCTTCATCTTCATCTATTAAGAAATCAATCATTTCTTTTGGAAGTTTGTTTTCAGCATGTTTTAAAGCTTTATTAGTTATTTGTTCACGTTGTATTGCTTTTCTTTCTGCTTCTAACGTTGCTTCTAATTCTTTGATTTTGATATCTTTAGGGTCAGCTTCTGGAAATCTTTTTTTAACTTCTTCATCAACAATCTTATTCAAATTGTTTTTTTTCCATGTTTCTAAAGCTTTACCAGAATGTTTATCTTTTTCGCTGTCAATCCATTTCTTTGCATCTTCATTTTCAGTTACGAATTTTTGTACACTTTCAACGGTTATTGGAAATAACCCCTGTATAAGCGTTTTAACTTCGTCACTATCTTTGTTTTCTTCTAAGAATTTCTTTAATTCTTCATTCATGATTAATACTTCCCCCTAATCCCTAGCACATCATTTTAATGACCCACTAGACATTTATTTGGTATTTTTAATATAGTTTTATATATAAAAAAGAAGCCATATTTAAGTGGCTTCTAATTTAATCTGATTGTTATTCTTCTTCTGGTTCTTTTCTTTCTGTCACATCATATTTTTGTTTTAACTGTAATTTCTTTTCATAAGCTTCTTCTGCCCATTGTGTTTCTTGGTCTGGGTTATTAATGAAACTAAATAATGATAAAGCTGTTTCTGGACATAATTTATCGCCAAGTTGTGATACTATATTAGCCATTAATAAATCATCATTTGGGATAGCTGGTGTAAATGTAATAATTAAATCTTTGTAATCAAAATTATTATTAGCTTTATTTAGCAATTCACATAATAGTTTGTATCTTTTCTTCATACAATCTTTCATGCTATCCATTAAATATTTGCATTTAAATTCAAGACTTATCATTCTAGTTCTTAATGCTAATGAAGATGTGTTTGATACAAGTTCTTCATTATTATTAATGTGATTAGCTATTTGATAAATTAAATCTTCTGTTTTGTTCATTGTATTTTTAACAAATGTATCATTAATATTTTTTATTAACCATTGCACTTTTGCTTCTGGGTTTTCATTACTAATAACACCGGAAGTTTTCATATCTTCAACAAATTCTTCGGTAACTTTAGCACCTAAGAACATTAAATAAGCATTTCTAAAATCGCTTATTTCATTTGAACTATCGGATAAGTTAGTTTCAAAAGCATCTTGCAATGTTTTTAAATCATAATATAATGTATCTTTTTCTTCAATTTTAGCTATTCTACAAACACTAACTGGAATTCTACCAATTGTATTTGGTGTTTCACTTAGTGGTTCATTACTAACTACGTATTTGAATGTATATACTGTGTTTTCAGTATAAACATCAAAGTATTGTGTTAGATCAAATTTTTTAGTATAAAAGCGAATAAATAATTTTACTACACCATAATCATCTTCATAAACATAACTATCTAGTGGTGTACATATTTTAGCCTTTAATGTTAATTCAGTTTCGTTTGGGTCTATATAGTATAGTTCATAACTTTCACCAAATTTTAAAGCTTCAGTTAATAATTCTTTTTCATGTTTTTCTGACCATGCATATTGATTACGATCAATCCTATCAGTTAATTTAGTATCACCAGACCTTGTTGCTAATGTTGGTGCATTTCCTAAAACATAAGCACATTCTTCTTTAATAAATTTCTTAATAAAGTTACAATCAATTTTTCTGGTATTTTTATCAGATAAAGCATCATAATTAAGTTTAACATCAGTTGTTCCAGTATAATAATCTTGCATTTTTTGATATATAGCTTTTTTATTATTATAATCAGCAACACAATTGCGAATTAATAAACTTAAGTTTTCATCCATATTTTCACCCCTTATAGCCTAGCTTTAAAAAGCTTAAATTCACTTGTTGGTTTTTCAATTAATTGTTGTAATGCCAATGCCAATACATCAGGTGCATCATCACGCCTTGCATTTTTGCTATAATTCTGTATTTCATTATTAAAAGCATGATTATTCGCATTAAATAATAAAGAACCATTATTTACTAACGGTTCTAAGGAATTTATTCTGTCTTTTTTATTTGAAGTTGGCGGTGTTACGAAAGGATTAATTACTTTATCATAGTAACCTTTTTCAATTAACTTTTCTTGTAAACTTTGCATTAAATAATGTTGAAATCCATTACTTTCACCATATACTGTAGCTGTCGGAAATCTATCTATTTTTTCAATCATTATATCTATAAATTGTGTTGGTGTTGCTATTTCTACTGAACCATCTAATACAAATATTTGTCCAGTTTTCTTATACTTTCCAACGGTTACAAAAGCACTATAATCAGCATGTTTTGTTTTTCCTACACTTGGGTCAGCAAACATTACTATTTCCATATCTTCAATATCAGGAAGATTAGTCCAATATTTAATATTTTGAAGTGGATAATCAGCAGCACTTTTGGGATTGTTCATTAATTCTTTCCAGAAAGAAATTTCGTTATCTGCTTTTTCCAGCATTAAATTATAGTAGTCCCTATTTGATTCCCATAAGACTTCTGTTCCGGCTAGCATTTCTTCTTTATTATCTTCGAAAAATTTTAAAGCGTTTTCTTCACGTTCTATTGGTGTAATTGAATAATCTTTATATATCTTTTCCCATTCACCCCACAAAGGTGAATCTGAAAACTTTATTACTGCACTTTTCTTTATTTGTTTCCATCTAGCAGTTTTATAACTTAATAATTCTGTAATTAAATCATCTTCGTTAAGAATTGTTCCAACCATTAAGAACTTACAGTTCTTAGCACCAGCTTTCATTGCTGCACTATAGAATGTATTCTTTATTTCTTCGTTGGCTTTTTCGCTTTTTACTATATTATCCTTTAGTAAGTCATCAAATATCATTAGATCAGGTCTTTTATCTTTATAGTGAATACCACGAATACCACCATCAATACCACGTATTGTTATACATGTATCATTTGTTAACCATATTTCGTTGGCATTCCATGTAGTTCCTTTTAGGTTTCCAAAGTCATTTATTAATATTTTATTGGATTCGATAGCATCTTTTATTTGATCAAGAAATGGTGCAGCTATACCCTGTGTTGCTGACACTATTACTATAAATCTTACTTTTTTAAATAATACACACCAAAGTGCAAATAAGAATGTAGCTAATGTACTTTTACTATATCCACGGGGACACGCTATAACTGTTTTAGCATCATTCTTTTTTAATA